GGAATCCTTCTGTATAAAGTTTGAATATTTCCTATCACAATAGGACTATTTATATCAAATTTTCCACTACCTATGACTCCAGGCTCAATTCCAAATACTTTTCTAACTTCATTTTCCCATTGTTTTCTTAATGTTAAAGTATGCGTTACTACTAAGGTTTTCTGACCTAGCTTAGCAGCTATTGCTAAAGCTGTAAATGTCTTTCCCCAACTTACCCAAGCGTTAATTATACTACTATCATTTACTTCATCATATACTGATTGCTGACTTGGTCGTAATTCATACTTAAATGAAGGAAATTCTACAGGTTTAGTAATTCGTTTGTCCTTAATCTCATGGTCAAATGGGATTAAATCTATTCTTCCCGAAGGAATTGTTACCAAATCTTCTCGAATAGTCCCCATATTTTTAATTATTATAGGCGGGTCTGAAAACTTAAATGATGGGATAGCATAAGTAAGCTCCTCATCAATTTTCTTTTTTGTATGAGGTAAAACGTCTAAATATATTCTATCACTTATTACTGCTTTCATACTAAATAATTAATTAATGACATAAATGCATATATAAGAAACATACAAAAGAAAGGTGTTATAAAAGCTAAATATAATATCGTTTTATTCATCTCCTTTAAACCACCATTTATGTCCTTTAAACCATTGTACTAATGAATATCTCATTCCTACAGTTACAGGTGTAACTTCATGATATAGATTAGAAGGAAAAATTATAACAGTTCCTTGTGCTCTTTCTATAGGGTGTCTATCATAATCAAATATTAAATCTCCGCCCTCATAATCTTCTGATTTAGAAAGTTGAACACTTACACTTAATACTCTATTATTCTCTTCGTCTGCGTCTTTATGTAGCCCATAAAAATCATCTTTTCTATAGATTGCAAACTGTAAATCTTCAGCCTCTTCTATTACATAATTATCATAGTGTGTTGTAACCAATTCATGTATGTAACTTTTAAGAAAATGATTATCTATAAAAGATATATTTGTAGACCTTCCTTTAGATTTTGTATTATTTTTACCAATACCTGCGTCTATTAAAGGGCGAGTTAATCCCTCTCGAATAATAGTAGTACAAGCCATTTTTGGTATAATTCCTTTAAATATTTTTATCATAGTTTCCTTACTTGGTGGAGCTGATAGGAATCGAACCTACGACCTACTGGATGCAAACCAGTTGCTCTCCCTACTGAGCTACAGCCCCTATTTATTAAAAGTGTATCTAATTTCTGTTTGGATTTTACTTTTATGTTCAAGTTGATGTTTAAATTCCCATTTTCCTTTAAATGTCCAATTATCTTTATTAAATTTATAGCCTATCTCTCCTGACTCGCCATGCCCTGATAGGATTCCTGCTTCTATAAACATAAAACCTTTGTCCATTTTAAATTGATAACCTGTTCTGAAATGATTTAAGTTTTTAATATAATTATTATATTTAAACTCTACCTCATTTTTATACTCTATATAGGGAGCAGCCGCTAATTGCGACACCATACCTATTAGTAAAATTATTATTTTCATATCTTTCTCCAAGTATCTTTTTTCTTTTCCTTCGAAATATCATATAAAACCCAAGGGATTCCTTCTCTATAAAGAACTCCTGCCCAAGACGAATCTTCGGGCAGGGGTCTCCTAAGAGTGAAAGGGAAAGGGCAATCTTTAAGCCATAACACGCTTGCTATGGTCTTTTTTTCCACTCTCAAAATCTTATGATATTTTAAATCGGCTTTATACTTTTTTTCTTTTGTAAAAAAGAAGCCTAAATTGTCAATGTAATGCTTTCCTTGATGATTTAATAAAGACGGTATATCATCAATCATATACTTTAAAGGGTATATACTTTTCATCGGGCTTTGTAATCTTCTTATCCCGATTGTCTTCCCCCTCATATTAGTATCATCTAGGACTTGGTCTTCTATCCATAAAATTCCATCTATTAATTCCACATTGTCTGTATGTACAACGAATAGAGGGAATTCTAATGCATCATAAATCATACTTATCCTCAAACTTTCCAAATGAATAGTCATCACCTACATCAAAGTCACAACCTACTGGAGAGCCTGGGATACTTAATCCTCTGTCTTTTTGTACACATTCTCTTACTAAATAACAATAAGCATCTATTGCTGTTTCTGATACTTCTGCTAATATCGAGTCATGTACTAATGCAAATATTCTTGCTTCCGAACCCCACGGCATACGTTTTAATTCATTGTGGGTATCAATCGCGCCTAATAAATTTATATCTGAAGCTATAGACTGTACTAGGAAATTTAGTCCTGACCTAACTTCATGACTGGCAACTCCTTTATTGTCTGATTTAACATTTGGTAATCTTCGCTTTCTTCCAAAGTGAGAGTAAATAAATCCATTATCCATAATATATCTTGAAGATTTATCAATCCATGCTCTTAATTTAAAGAACTGTCTAAAATAATCATCAATAACTTCCTGTGCTTCATTTACACTAAAATACTTTCCAGAGTCTTGAGTTACTTGCTGAGATATTTTATTAGCTCCAGCTCCATACATTATTCCAAATGTTACAGCTTTTGCCATCTGTCTTTCAGTTTTATAATCATCTGCAACTTTATCCACTTCACAAGGTAGATTGAATACTAACTTAGCAATACTACTATGAAAGTTTCCTCCATCTTGAAAGACTTTTTGTAAATTTTTATCCTCTGATAGCACAGCAGCTACATATACTTCTGCTGTTGTTAAATCCATAGCAACAATTTTATTCCCTTCTTTAGCCCTAATACAACCTTTTACAATAGGATTATCTCTAGGAATTTGTTGCATATTCATTTTCCCACTAGAAGATAATCTTCCAGAAGTGGTACTATGAATATTGAAGCCTGTTCTTAATCTATCATCTCCATCAAGCTGTGGTAAAATCTTATCCAAATAAGTATTCTTAATTTTTGACTTTTGTCTAATACTAAGAATATGTTTTGGGATATCATGTACTTCAGCTAATTTCTTTAATACTTCTGCATCTGTTGAATAAGCTCCTGTAGCAGTTTTCTTACTAGGTTTTAACCCTACATAATCAAATAATAATTCTCTTAGTTGAACTGTACTATTTGGATTAAATTCTTTTTGTTTTATTCTTTCGAAGTTTTCTACTTCTTCAAAATCATATAATTTATTTACTGCTTGGTCTATATCTTCTTGCATGAGAACCCCAGCTTTTGCTAGTCTATCTCTATCGAAGGGAACTCCTGCATCTTGAACATCTGTTAAAAATCTACACGCTGGAATTAATATATTTTCATATACTGACCATAGTTTTGGATTCTTTTTAACTGCTGGGTATAATTTTTCAAATATCAATAGAGTACAAACTGCGTCCATCGCAGCGTAATCTTTCATTATTTCATAAGGTACAGAATCCCAAGTAAAATCATCTTTGAGTATTCTATGTGCTTTTCTATACCCATCTATCCAATCATGTAAAGGTTTTTCATAGTCTCCATAAGGAGTATATTTCATTGCAAGTTGTTTTAATCCGTGTGTTCCAGGCTGTTCTTCAAGACAATAATGAAGAAGCATTGTATCATGAAAGTGTGGAAATTTAAAATTGAAATGATACTCAAAGAAAGCTAAATCAAACTTTGCATTATGAAATACTACTGCTTTTCTATCAAAAAGCTCTTGCATCATTCTTTCTGCTCTTTCATCTATTATGTCTGTAAGTATATATGCGCCTTTATTCTTTTCATAGGACATACTGAATCCTATCATATATCCATCTCTAGGGTATAATCCTGTGGTTTCTGAGTCAAGTCCTATAAATTGATTATCGTGTGTAAGAGCATTGTCCAGAAATATATACAGGTCTTGCACATTATCAATTCCTTTTGCATTATCTTCAGTTACTTTTACTACTTTTAATTCTCCTTTTATAAACTTAATTATATTATTCTTACTCTCGTCCCATAAAGGCTGAGCTTCGGGTTTAAAAGAAAGCATAGCAGGGTTAATAACAGGCAGAAACTTGTCATCTATAACCCTGCCGCTGTACTCTGTAACGGAAGTAGCTTTTGTGTAATTCTTTAGTGCCTCAGAACCAACCAATATGACCCAGTCATATTCATCTATGTTAACTTCTATATCAACATCTGCTTTTAAAACTTTCTTTTTACTACTGTCTGAGCATAGTGCAAATCTATCAAATTCAAAGGCGTTTTCGAACCTGTCTTTGAAGTTTGTTCTGCTTGGTTTGGTTTCTATAAGTGCAATTTTCATTATTATATTATATCAAATTTTAAGTGCCATGTCAAGAACTATATAACCGTTCTCTTAAACTGTGTACCTTTGACTCAGCAAGTGCGCCAGGATCGATGTTGGCACCTAAATTAACATTTCTAGCTATCAATCCTAGTCTATCCGCTAACCCTTTAATATTTTCAGCGGCTTTTTGTCCTGCTTCATCTCCATCAAATACTATATCTACTCCATCAATGTTTTGCATTTTTAGTATTGCTAATTTATCTTCATCTACATTGTTTGTTCCAAAACAACAAACTGCATTAGATAAACCCTTGTCGAAAAGATTTATCATATCAAAAATCCCTTCGACAAGAATTACCTTGCCTTTTATAGGTTTTACACTAGAGGGGAAAAGAGGCATAATGGCTTGGGGAGGATATATTAAGTACTTTGGCGTTTCCGTCATAGTCATATGTCTACCATTAAATGCTACTACTTTTCCCGTAATGTCACGAACAGGAAAAACAATTCTTCCATTAAAACTCCTGTCGTGGTGTAAAAAAGCTTCAAAATGTTTATAGGTTTCAGGTTTAATCCCTCTCCAATTTCCAACATAAGGGGTAAATCCTTTTGGAAATTCCAACCCTATACTAGAAGCTCTTGTTTCTTCGATTCTTTCTTTAAGTTTTTGTCTTTTAATTTCTAAGTAGTTGGCAGCGGCTCCAAAGTGCTTAAATAAGTTTCCTCTAAAGCCACAAGAAAAACAATGAAAAATCCCAGTTACATTATCAATTCTCATACTAGGGTTAGTATCTTCGTGTTCAGGATTTAAACATTTAACTAATAAGTCTCTGCCAGAAACTTTAAAGTCTAAATTCTTTTCTTGTAGTAGTTCTTCTACTCTCATTTTAGCTTGTTATTATTGTTGCTATTATTATTACTGCTATCACTATTATCCATATCGTTTTTTGGCTCATCATGTTTCCATTTTAATTCTTCGCCTAAATCTTCATAGTCAGTCATCTTTCTTCCTTGCCCATCAACTTCATGTCCATAGTATAGGCTTTTAAATACTAATTCTTGAAGCTGGAACCAGATGGCTATTGCTTTTTTTCTAAATTCTTCATCTGCCCATAAATAAAATACATTATGGTAATCAGCTAAGAATCTATGAACTGTTATATTTAAATCAAAATCTGGGTCAATCTCTTCTTTGATATGTGCTACTGCACGAATTCTTTGACTGCCTGCTAAAGGATACCAATTTGCCATAGTTAATATTGGGTTTTTCATACCTTCTTTTAGTAGACTTTCGACTAAAGGTTCATTAAGCGGTACACCATGTATGTTTCTATCCACAGTTTCTTGTTTTAAAATAAAATCAGTAGTTACTTTTCTTACTTCAAAAGGTGGAACTGCTACTAAATTAGCAGATTTTACTCCTATTCTATCACTTACCACGATAACCTGCCTGCCATCTTAAAAACTTATCTACTAAATTTCTAGGCTCTTCTGCATATATTGTCCAGCTTTTTCCGCCTTCCCAATTTTCTTGTATATGCACATCTCCGTTAAAAAAAGCGGTTTCAATTAAGCCATTACTACCATGTATGTATTTTACTCCTTTACCCCACTTTTCTGCGTCTTGTTTAAGTCTCGCTTCTTCTACTAAATCACTATACTGCGTCATGTATTTCTTCTCCTGTTGCTAAACTGTCTTTGATTGCGTCCCGTTCTTTCGGGTTCATTGTTGACTGAGGGCCTATTTTAAGTGTTTCCCAGTCCATAACACTTGTGAATCCTTCCATCTTTGCTGCACGCATTTTAGTACAATTAAATGTAATACATTCATCTTCTGGAGCCCAAGTCTCTATAGTGAATGCCGCATCTGCTGCGTCTAAGATACCTTTCGCAAATCTTGCCTCTCCTGTATTATCAGTTTGATAAGGAGAGAATACAGGAACTTCATATTCCTGTGCTATTGATTTTAAAGTTTTACTAACTTCAATTTGCTCTGTCCAATCATATTGTCCAGAGCGGCTTGGTACATTGCTTCGTTTTACTTGATTTATATAGTCTACTATTATAACACCAACATCTGTTTGATTAAGTTTACTCTCTAATTCTTTGCGAATACGAGATAGACTTAATACTGGGTCATAGACTACATCAAGTTGTCGGTCTTTTGTGAGCTTTTTCTTCGTGAGAGTTTTATGAAACTCATCAAAGTCTCTATCTTCATAAAAAGCTGGTAAGTCTTCGTGTCCTTCTTCAAATCTTGAAGCCCACCATTCTGCTACTCTATTCCACTCAACATCTGTAAGATTTCGAGTAGTTAGTCTACCTACTGGTACCCTAGCTCCTAGTGCGCACATTCTTTGAAGTATAGAACGACTATCCATTTCTATTGTAAAATAGATAGAGCTTCTACCTTGATTATAAACATTACTTGCAATATTGACACAAGTAAGTGTTTTACCTGCTCCTCTGCGTCCCCCTACAAGTACCAAGTCTCTGGGGGAGAATTTCATTGATTGGTCATAATCATCATTAAGACCAAGTGGCAAGTATTTTTTCAAATTCTTTTCAGAATCAAATAAATTAATACTTGACATATCTTCTTCAGGTGGTTTTAAGTCCACTCTATCTCCAATATCTAAAACTATTTGTTGTAGAGCTTCTACATTCTCTTCAGCAGCTGATATAGCTACTGTTTTTTCTATAAACTTATCTAACTCATCTAAGATTTCCCCTTGTGCGTATTCATTTTTTAAATACTCCAAGAGAAGCCAGGCGTCAACATCAATATCGACAGCCTCAATCGCAAAAATCTTTTCTTGTAGTTTTCTATCACGAACGGATAGTTTTAAGTCTTCAAATGTAGGTAACTGATTGAAGTTCTTCAGATGTGTACTTATTAATCTGTGGAGAGCTTGGTATTCCGCAGGTAAATAATTCTCCCTTAGGCTACCCCAAGTGTCGAAATCTTCCTGTGTTATAATTTGCTTCAACAGAGCTGAAGTCAAGTTCATACTCAATGTGTTATCCTCCCAGACAAAAAAGGCAGAAGAACTTAATTGTTCCTCTGCCTAGTTATTAACGAAATTTAGCTAGAAGCTTTTTCTTTTCTAGCAGCGCCATCGTAATCAGCACAAGTTAAGCCTCTTCTGGTTAACATTGTTTTAACGCCTCTTACGGTTTTGCCGATTTCATCAGCGATAGCTTCAACAGTCATGTCTCCGATATCACCATTTAATTCAGACAAAGGGTCGGCTTTACTTGAGCCTTTTGTAACCTTTTGTCTAGGTATAGCGTTAATGTCGCCAGACCTAAGCAAGCTAAGAGCCTTTCCTCTTATTGAATTAACAGTCTTGCCAAGTGCATCTGCGATTTCTTCAACAAATGCTCCGTCATTTACCATAGAAGTAAATGTGGCTTCTTCTTCGGGAGAGTAAGTTCTGACTGATTCAGGCTTCTCAGCTGGTTTAACATGGGAAGTTAATTCCATTGAAAGAATTTTCCCTTGTATTGACTTAGCAGAGAATTGTCCGCCTTCGAAAGAAGACGCAATGTCTGCGTAAGTGTACTGACCGCTGTTGTCAGTAACGAATTGTGATAGAGTAGCTTCTTGCTCATCAGAAAAAGTTCTGTGAGATACTGAAGATGCTAGCTCTACATCAAATCCCATTTTTCTCAATTTGCTAGATACACTTCTTGTAGAAGTTTCTAGGTGCTCAGCTGCAGCGGCAACTGTTGCTTGAGAGATTGGGCTTTCTGAACCCACGAAGTCTGTGAGACTTTGAGTTCTGTCATCTGTCCATTTAGGTAATGCCATGTTTTTCTCCGTAATTTATAAAATTGTTTTTAGGTTTGTTATTATTTGAACACCCCGTTCTCGGGCTGCTTGTGTTTTTGCGGATTCAATTCCGCTTTCGTTTACTAAGATGGTTACATCTTTTGTTAAACTATTTTTGACAAGGTAGCCCATTTTTTCTAATACTTCTTTTGCGGCTGCCTTTGTTCTATAGCTTTTTAGTTTTCCTGTAATACAGACAATCCCTTTTGTTTGTTCTGTTTTTTCTTGAACTGTAGTTTTCCAACTAAAAGGTAATCTATCGTACCCGTCTGTCCATTCTTCGTAAAACCAATCTAGTAAGTTATCTGTTGCTTTGGGGCCTAGTCCTGCTTCACTACATACTTGCTCGTTCAACTCTAAAAGCGAGTTAACCTTTTCACATACTTTTTGAGAAGCCGTAGTCCCAATTAACTTTATCGAGAAAGCTGGTAATAGGTCTACTAAGTCCACTCTCTTACTAGCTTGAATTTCTCTGTGCAGTTTAACTGCCAATTTCTCGGATTGAAGTGCGTCTATCATCATTTCAAGAGGCAGCTCGTATAAATCAAAGAATGTTGTAATCTTTAACTTCTCTACAGTTCTAGGGCCGAGTCCCTTAATTTTGAGTGTCTTTGCAAAGTGTTCAATCTTTTTTGATGTCTTTCCAGAACAAGCTGGATTATTACAAAAAAGCTGGTCTTTCTCCCAAATCAATGTCGTACTACAAGTAGGACAATGTGTTGGGGGTTTTATCGTTTGCAATTCTTCTCTCATTTTTTCACTATATATATTATAACAAATTTGAGATGCCATGTCAAGAATTATTTTTCGGGAAGTCCGAGAGAATCAACGAATCAATTTTGAAACACTCTGTATGACCTCCAAACTTGATTTTTGGTTCATATTTGTCATGTGTATAAATTTCGTGTAAATACTGTTCTTGTATCCACACATGGTAAAGGGTATCAGTCCAAGTTCTTTGAATACGGATATCGTATCCTTTAAAACCTCTGCTACGCTTTACAATGTGTCTCCAGTCCTTCCCTGAAGCTATTCCTACTTTAATACACTCTCTTTCAAATGTTTTTCTATTTACTAAGATAATTCCGTACAATACACCCTCTTTTTCCATTTCTTCGGGGTGATTACGAAAATATGTTTCGTTATATACACCTGCCACTATGCATAGTATCCCATTAAGAATCCTATGAATAATACTAAAAATGTATATGCTATTAATTGATATGCGTTCAATCTGCTCTCCTTACTATTCTTGGGATTATTTCTCCACTTCTTATTACTTCTACTTGACAACCTATCTCTAGACCTAACCCTTCAATATGTGCCATATTATGTAGAGTTGCTCTACTTACCATAGCATCATCAATCTCTACAGGTTCTAGAATAGCTACTGGAGCGACTACTCCTGACTTTCCTACATTCCATAGAACATCTACTAAGGTTGTTATAACTCCTTTTTGCCTTCGTTTAAGAGCATAAGCTCCTTTAGGGTGTCGTGAAGTGTACCCCATTTTCTCAAAATCTTCATAGTTATCTACTCTGAATACTAACCCATCTTGTGGGTATTCATTCCAATCTGCATCTAATACTGTGCTAAGCCCTAAGGCATTTTTTAACACAGACATAGCTTCTGAATGACTCCGAGTTAAATGGGGTTCTGCATTGTATGCAATAAAATGAAGGTCTCTAGTTTGGAATTCTTCTACATCTTTCAGATTAAGTGCTCCAGCAGCATAGTTTCTTGAGTTCTTAATAGTTTTTGGAGCGACTATTTCCCCTGTTATTTGTAATACTTTTGGAAGTGTATGAAAACTGTGTCTATTCGGTACTAAATGTTTTACTAAATCCGTAACATCTAGTCCCTTCTTTCCATCTCCTCTTGTTAAAACTTTATGTAGGTTTCCCTCTAAATAAGTTAAAGCCACCGCTGCGCCGTCCAATTTAGGACTAACAATTACGGGTTTTTTATATAATTTAAAGGGGTCTTTTTCGTTTAATTCATTATCAAAGATTTTCTGTAATGAATACATACGAAATGTGTGGGGAAATCTGCCATCAGCACTTCCGACTTCTTCAAAGTTATGCAACTCTGCAAGTCTATCAAATTCTTCATCTGACATAAATGGTTTACCATTATAATATGCCATTGCTGCTCGCCTTAGTAATGCTTTTACATTTTCCATTTATATATTATAACAAATTTGTAAAGTAAAGTCAAGAAATAAATTTAACTGAGGTAAATTTCATCTAAAATATCTTTGAAGTGTGTTTCTAGGATACCCTTACTTTCTGCTAGCGATAAAATCTCGACTAAGCCTTCGAACAATGCTTTAGAGTTTTGAAAATCTAAAGGCATGGCTACGCCGTCCTTCGTAGGCTTGAAATCTCCGTCAAAATCTAAGTAGTATTTTCTAAGATGTATGTACTCTACATCTCGAAATTCATTTATAGTTAATCTAACCTGCTCTGTACCATCAGCATTTTCATAAATTAACTTTTCATAAACTTCTGGGGCTTCGTATATTTTCATTTGTTTTTAAGTATTGTACTTAAAGGTACAACACTCGTAACATTAGAGGGCTTTAATAGCCTATACGAATCAGTATCCCAACAAAATAAAAGAACTGTATCATTAGCTTCTCTCGCTCTATTCTTTTTATTTTGGATATACTTATTATCAAAGTCTAGGGTACAGACATTATACTTGATTTTTCTAGAATTTGTGCTTCTGTATGTTATTACTGCGTCACCGCAGTTTTTAACTGAGTCTTTAAACTCGTCTTTTTTCACTAATATACTCCATTACTATTAAGAAAACTCTTTCTTTAGTAATGGAAGTATTTAGTTATTTAATGCGTTAATAACACCTGCAAAATAAACAGCAGCTTTACCAGTCAGTTTATCAATAATGTCATCATCAATATTCTGTCCAGCATCACTTAAAGCATCTTTTAAAGATTGCTGTGAGTCTGCTTTACTTACTCTAGCGCCACCACCATTTGATGATTTAGCGGAACTAGTTGCAGGAGCTTTTTTAACATATACACCAGCTTTAGTTAAAATCATTCTAACACCATTAGGGCTTTCTCCTAAAGTGTCAGCTATTTCTTTAACAATCTCCATACTTGTTTCTGGAGTTGGTTCTTCTGCTGTGTATAAGCTAACGGCTTCGGCTTTACTTTCGTCAGTCCATGCCATCGTTTTTCTCCTTATTTGTTGTTGTTGTAAATTCTCGCTCTATCTCAGTAATAAGTTGATTACATTGGTCAATTTTATCCTGAGTTAAAGGTTGCCCAAAATTCATTTTTAAATAGGTTCTTAACCCATTTATTTTTTGTTTTACTTGTTCTTTCGAATGTATCATTATTCTAGGTCATTTTCGACATACTCAAGTTTTTCTTGAGCGTGTGCTGCTTTTTCTATTTCAGAATCTATTGCAGCCATTATATCGGGGTGCTCTCCAATACCTACAGACTTTCGCATATATACTTCTATATTTGCGTTAGCTCTAGCTATTTCACCTTGATAGCCCATTATTAGGGCGTCTTTAATTTGGTCTCTCATTTTTATTCCTTAGTTACTGCATTTACATATGCGATACAAAAATTCTTTCTAGCCTTATTACTTACTGCTATATGCGGTATGAATGGTACTAATGGTATCATACAAAACGCATAGATAATAAAAGCTAAAACCCTTCGTTTTATCATTAGATTACTCGGTTGTTTGTTTTCTATCATATACATACTAATAGACCATGTACGAAAAATCATCATAATCCAAGTACTAACATATGCAGAAACTATGACTGTCCATAGTCCCATAACTTCTCCTTTTACTTAAAGTTTAACGCCGTATTGTTCTAAGTGCTTTAAACTTCCTAAGTCGTAGGCTAATTGATGTGCGTTGAATCCTCCTGTCATATAACCAAAGTGGTCACTCCATTCAGTTTCGCCCTCAATTACCCAAATACTATATAAGCTACAACCATATTTTTCTTCATAGTTTACATACTTAATACCTGCATTTGCATTTTGGTACTCTTTAGTATATTTCTTTTTAATTACAGCTGGAGCGTGATAACTTGCTGACCAGACTTTTTCTCCTTCTTCAAAATTTTCACTTACACACTCATCTGGTAAGTAGGCGGGGCCTTTTCGTTTTGTTTTAGGTAGTTTCTCTGGTACTCCTACTCTGTCTAATATATTCTTAACAAAGGTAGTGCTTCTAAATAATCGTTTTGATATATCCGATATTGTTTCTCCATTCAAATAAGACTCAATAGCATCTTTAATTTCTAAAGTTGTAGCTTTCTTGCCTCTATTTTGAGATTTTCGTACTTCTCGGAAAGATACTGTTTCATTAAATTCATTTAATATTCTACCCAATCTCGTAGTATTATAACTTATATTTAACATTTCACAGGCTTCCTTTTTAGTTATCGGATTATCTTGATTAAGTAATGCTGATACTCTAGTAAGGTTTGCCTCGTCTAGTTTCTCTCCTGCTTTCTTTCTTATTCCTCTGACTGCCATTATAGTACCTGTGCCAGAATTATTACTTGCATAAATAAAACTATGACTGGTACTACAGTCCTCACTAACTCTAGTGAATATTTTATTCTGCTAATGTCTTTTTCTAGCCTTTTAATTCTCTTTGTCATTAATCTCTCCTGTTAATCTGCGTCGTAATTAAGTTGTCTATCGTATTCTATATCTTCTTCTTTTGCTTTTATTCGTTGTCCTATTAAAATAATTGCATAATGCATTATCTTATATAAGTCTCTGTCATCATATCCGTTTTTCTTTCCGTATCTCTGTGCATATTTCATAATGTTTCCTATACAGAAACCTTCTCCATGTTGTGCATCAAAAATAACTTCAGTTGCTTGAATTTTTCCTGAGCCATAATGCTTTTCATAAGTTGCATCAATATACTCTTTTAAGGACTCTATTACCTTGTCCTCTTTAAATTCGTATATCATTTTTTTCGTTTTTAAATTTAAAAATTCGTAGTTCATTTTTTTCTATTTCTTAATTCTCGGTATCTTTCTGATATAGTCTGGCTTACTTCAAAGTACCAGTCTGTCATCATTACCCAAGACACTAGAAATAACCATGCCATAAGTGAGAATATATACTCAAATATAGTGAATGGAAATAAAAATATGTCTAAAAAATTCATATATCTCCTTCTGCTCTAATCTCGCTTCTAACTACTTCAAAGCCCTCTGGGTATCTAGCTTCTAGTTTTCTGATATTTTCTTCCATAACTTGTTGTGGTGTATATCCTAGAGCTGTACAACCTTGTACCCAATACCAAAGCACATCTCCAAGCTCTCGCATGAGATGAAATCTTTCTTCTTCGGTAAATTCTTTTCCTTGAAAGACTATCTTTTTGATAATCTCGGAAAATTCTCCAGATTCGGCTTGCATGCCGATAGATGCTGTTAGGAGTTGAGAGAACTCTGCTTGATGATGTACATGTAAGTCCATTAGTCTATCAACTAATGTTTCTGTATGCAGACTTTCGTCAGATGTTGTAAATTTTACAAATTTACCATACTCGTCTAATCTTGCTTTTTCGTCTATAGTCACTAAATCTCCTAATGTGTTGTGTTATTGTATTTGTGCCATTTGGCTAACCAAATGTTTTGTTTTTCTTCCGACCAATGTGGTGGAAAACAAACTGTTAAATCGTCTCGTAATCTAAATTTAACTTTTTTCATTATTATATTATACTAAAATATGGAAGCTATGTCAAGAACTATTTTAACCTATGGTTTAAATGGATAGCTATATGGTTGAGGTGGTGAATGAAAATGGTGAAAGTGAGGGTTAGGATATATTAGCGGAAGAGCTATTAATGCTCCCGCTATTATAATTACTATTGTAACTCCTAACCATTCTTTCACTTCTTATCTTGTCCTGCTGTTGGTGCTTTGTGTGTTCCTGCATATAGTCCAAACCAAGCTGCGCCTGCTCCGACTAATACTGAAATTAAGCCTGACTGCTCTAGACTTGGTGTTGGTAAGTCCATAAACCAAAATGTTGCAAAATATAATAAAAACATATAAATACTTAAAAATATTCGAGGGAATATTCTCCAACTGTCTACCATTTGTGCTAGGAATATCCATTTTTGAAACGGATTTACGTTGCTAATATCCTCTAGTTCTCGTATTCTGTCTTTTAATTCCGACTTTTCTTGTAACAAAGCCATGAATTTATTAAGGTCAATTTCAACCTCATTTCTATCCATGTCTCCGCTGAATTGTCCTGGTGGCATTGACATTTCTTTTTTCTCCCAATCTAAAATGATATTCTCTTGATATCAAATTAGCCTCTTCCTCACTCATTCTGTAATACTGTATTAGAACTGCTACTGCTTGTGAGGGATTGTATTCTTGTTCTAATAGTAAAGTTTTGTATAACTGACTCGGTTCGCCGTCGTCCATCTTTCTCCTGTTATCTTAGCCACTAGCATCAATATCGTTTATATATTTATTACTAGAATCGCTTCTGTCGATGGGCTCAATTTCTGTACTATAAATTTTTGTTAATTTATATCCAAAATCCCCCTCTTGTAAGGCTTGTGGTAACCAATCTTTTACCGCCTTATCGGTAACATCAGCTTTAGCTGTTATTGTTATTTTGTAGTCTTGTGTTTTCATATGATTGATATATCTACTGTTTGTTTTAATAAAAATTGTTTAACTAACCAGCTTTCATACTTAGTCATATATTCTTGTTTAGATAGTCTATTTCCTGCGGCATGAGGCGAAAGATTTTCTTCCTCATGGTCTAGCCACATACGACTACAAAAGCTTTCAAAGTCTTTTTCCCATTTTAAAAGGGCTTCCCAACCTTGAAAATCTTTTATATGCCTATTCCAGAATTTTCCTTTATAAGCATTATGTGATTTATCTACTATCTCTTTAATCGTCTTTTCCAATTTTCTTTCCTTCTGCGTTTAATCCTGCTGTACTTTGATACAACATTTTATCGTTAATTATTGTTACTGGCTTGTTTTCCAGCATTGAAAATGCTTCTGCTATGTACTCCTCTAAAGTCATTCCTCTTTGAGCGGCGTGCATACCACAATCATTTATAAAGTTATTTGATACTTCTATCATTTTGCCTTTGTATTTAAGTTTCATTAAATAAATTGGCCTCTGCTTCCCTTCTTTTTACTAAACCTGCGAGTACTTTTCCGCCTGCTTTGTTCCATCTTTTTATTTCTGTGCTTGCTGCGTTGTAGTTGCCTGCGTTTAGTTCTTTCAGTAAGGTACTGTTTTTGAAATTGGTTGGACCGAGATTGTATACCCATACTACTAGGGCATCAAATTGATTTTGTGTAAGTGGTACTGTTACCATGTTTTCTATGTAGCCTTCATACTCTTCAAGCTCTGTCAGTAACATTTGCTCTGCTTGTTCTTGAGTTATAGTCATGCCATCATAGACACCTTTTGTGTGTCCATAGCCTATAGTCCATACTCCTACACTATCTTGATAAGCTGTAAGTTTACAACCCTCAAAGTATTTGAGTATCTCTGTCCCTTTTTCTCCTAATTTCATTAAAATTCCTATTCCTATTGCGAGTAGTATTATTGCTACCCATTGTAAAACATTGTTCATGACATCTCCTAAAAAGAGAAATGCCCCGAGTCGGCTGTAGTTGCTCTCTTATTACTGAGACTTAATCTACAGACTTAGAATTTATCGAGCTGCGGGGTCATTTCAAAAACTTCTACCAGTAGAGTATTGGATATAAAAGTATAAATACATTTGCCAATACTAATACTGCAAAAAAGCTCCATTCAACTGCCTCTTCGGCAGTCTTTTTTGTTTTAAAGATTTCTTGAACCGCTCGCAAACCTGCATAACGATTCAAGAATCGCAATGCTGTTTGCATAGTCTTTCTCCTCTAACCTATTTGTATATTTTTAGGTTTTTCTGCCTCAGGGGTGTTTACCTCTAAGTTAATTACTAATAGTCCGTCTTTGAAGCCAGCGTCCTGAACTTCAACCCAATCGCCAAGAGTGAAAACTCTTTTAAATACTTTTCCGCTAAGCCCTTTATAAATATAGCGTTCTTCTTCTGAGTCCAACTCTTGCTTTTCCTTACCTTCTATGGTAAGCTCGTTTTTGTGTTGTTTAATTTCTATGTCCTGTTTCTTCCAACCTGGCAATGCCAATTCAATTCGGTAAGCCTCCTCTCCTATAGCAACTAGATTATATCTAGGATAATTAGTAATGGGTAAATCTGTCACCCTATTCGCTAGCTGATTGTGCAAGCGATCAAAACCGACAAATAATTTGTCGAAATCATTAAAATTTAATGCAGTTTGTAAACCTGTCATTTCGTTTCTCCTGTTAGCCCCTTACGGCGGCTGATGTGAGTTCCTTTCGGCAACTCGGTTATTAAATAAAGTCTGTACACTAAAACCCGACCACTGGTGGAAGTGGTACTCCTAACCTCGCCCTCGGAAAGCTCTGTTTCCTACTCGTGCCAGACATAAGCGTGGGTTTGGTTATGCAGTCCCACTTCTGCGTATTCTTTATGTGAAACTTTTAAAATTTCACTCTATTATTATATCAAATTTAAACCAGCATGTCAAGAACTATTTTTCAGTCCTCATCTAGTTCAAGCAATCCTTCTTTTTGTAAATAATCTATCGTTGACGAGATTCCATGTCTTTTTGCTAGAATCCAAGTCATATTTATCGAAAATAACAAAAACATGATATAAATAATACTCCATTGTGTTTGTAAGTCCATAAGCTCTCCTTCATTGCTCAATCTGGTTAGCCCTTTCCTATGAATTTTTTCAATATATACATTATATCAAAAATGAAGCGCCAGGTCAAGATTTATTTTCTACTTACCTAAAAATAGTTCTTGACTTTGAGAGGTTAATTTGTTATAATATAAGTATGAAAAAATCTCAATCAAGTAGATGGAGCGATAAAGAAATTCGCCTACTGAATCAATGGTATGGCGATATTAGTATAGAAGAAATGAGCATTATGCTAGGTAAAACTCCTAGTGCAATTCGTTCTAAAGTCCACTACTTAAGGAAGCGCGGTTGGGCTTTTGATACCACGCGCAGATAGGAGAATATCATGAACGGAAAGGTTATACCTTTTCCCAAACCTTATATGACGACTAAAGACAAGTCGGATATAATTGTGAACGACATCTCTCTAATTTTATTAGATTTGCTAGAGAGAAATGGAATTAACACCGCCGACAAAGATTTTGTCTTTGATATGGCATGGGTTGTCAAATTTTTAGAGGTAACAGTCGACAACTCGCTAGGGGTAGCAAATCCCCTTTCTAAACACATCAGGCAATTTGTGCCTACGGACTTATATGAGAAAACGCAGAAATGATAACTACAACTTTGACCGCCTTCTTAGGCAATTTAAAAGAAAAATGCAAAGAAGCGGTAAGCTAGAAGATTATCGTAATAAGCAGTATTATAAAAAGCCATCAACACGCAGACAAGAGAAAATGAACGCTGCGAAGCGCAGAGCAGTAGCTCTCGAAAAGAAAAATCAACTTGGCCCTGAGCCAAAACTCCCAAAAATATCCAGCAATTATCAACCACCAGAGTAATAATTACACTTTTTTATGTTAAATAAAACGGCCACAGACCGTTCACAAGATGACCTACTCAAAAATTTTAGTTGCGATTTTGTTAAAATTATGGTATAATATATACATAAATTGGAAATAAACAAGGCTAGCAGCTGTTAATCAACTCCAATAAAACTCAAACAAACAGCATCACCCGAATGACAGCTCTCCGAAGGAGAGATGGCATGAAGGCTGATGTCTGGTTATGTTTATTTTATTGATTCAATTCTAAGCAACTAATTTTACTACTTGAATTAAAACGGCTAAGCGAATTATATCCAATTTAAAGCCAAAAAGCAAGTTACTACACTTGCGTCAATTTTTTCGGTTAAGTTTTTTGTATAACTTCTGCCAACCGAAAATATCTAATTACTCATTATAACCTATCTACTTGGTGCTGGTATGCATTCAACTTTTACAAATTTCCCCTAGATTATTTAAACCCCGTTGCGGTTTAGTTTAAGTACTGTAAGGTATTTGGATTGACTTCCCCGTTGCGGTTTAGTATAAGATAGAGCTGAAATGCAGTAGCCGATATCCTTTTTCCATTATCTAGTTTTACTACTGCACGCCCTTTATAAGGCAGGCTTGAAATGCTGCCTAGAATAGTCATCTTACCATAACCCATATATTGATTAATGCCAGTATTACTATACTAGCAAAAAAGAACTGGACAAAATATTTCTCAAATTTTTCTTTAGTCATATTTCTTTTCCCACTTCTCATTAGGTCTAAAATACTTCTCTGCTGTTTCTCTCAACCTATCTGGGCCTGCTAAAATTTCTTTTTTAGTTACTGGTTTTCTTTTATATTGATATAGGCCAGGTCCTATCTTTATTTCTACGACTTCTTCCTCAGTTGTTTTATTTACAGGCTTTCTAATAAAGCCTCCACCCTCTAGTTTAGATATTTTCCATTCTACATCTTCCTTAGGCACTTCTCTTTTCCAATAGCCATCTGTATAATCAGCTTCCTGCTGCTTAGCTGCTTCAATATCATCACTTTCATCATGCTCTGTGCTTTCCCACAGCGGCTGTTCTCTAATTTTTCTTCGTTCATCTACTGCTTTTCTCAAGCTCTCTCTACTTTCTTCTTTCACAATCCATTCTTTTAAATCAAGTAGATACCATTTTAGTACTCTAGCTTGTCTTCTATGAAACTTGTCATTTACAAACGAGTTATGGTAATCAATGATATGAAGTATCAACGCTACAGCGTCTTGAAAAGGTTGTCTAACTTTTGTACTAAAGTCTCTTTTAATTTTACTTTCTTTCATTTTCCTACTTAGTATGTCGCGGCAATTTTACTTCTACAAACCACTCATGCTGCCGCTTCACGGGGTTGTATTTCCTTAGTCTTAATTTTCTCTGCTCAGAAATCATTTTAGCTGATTTCTCAGCTGGATAAGCATATGTATAACAACTTCTGCTTTCTCCTTCAGGTATAAGATTTACCTTTTGCTTTTTTCCTTTTTTTCTTGCCATGTCTCTCCTTTTTTAAATCTGGCGGTCTAACGGAGAATTGAACTCCGACTTCAAGCGTGACAAGCTTGCGTGTTAACCATTACACTATTAGACCATGTTTTGGAGCGGGATAGGAGAATCGAACTCCTGTTCTCAGCTTGGAAGGCTGTGGTAATACCATTATACTAATCCCGCAAATGTTCCACTATAATAATGCCATATAGGTACCATACTTATATAAAATAATATGAAGCCTAGAGATATCCAATCTCTTCTTAGCCATATAAACCAAAAGAGAACTACTAGTATAGCGAATACAATATCGGCAATCAGAACATTAGTATAATCAACTGTCCAAACTAGCTGTTCCTTCACCTTTTCACCATTCTACCATTCCATAATCTCTCATGCCAATAGTATAAAACAAGTTTTGTTAAAACTTCTACACTAGCTATAGAGCCTGCAAATACTAAATTGCCTGTTATAAAAAAGCTCAATACAAATGTATCTGTTGTTGCTAATACTCTCCAAGTCATTGTTTTGAAAAAACTTCTCTTTCTACTATTAAATTTTCTACTCATGTCTACCATTTCTCCATTGGTTTTTTATTCGGGTCTGCATAATCATGTGGTAATGATATGCGATAAGGGTTATGCCCTTTTCCAACCCACTTAAAATGACGAGAAACCATAAAAGGACTTATTTCGTATGCATAATCACATACAGCTAAATCATCTCCTAATACGCCTCCGTCACAATACTTATCTATTTCATCTTCGTTATTTGCTGACAAATACTGAATTTTTCCAAATTTGTCAATCACTTTAGCGAAAACATGAAATGTTTTTTTATTTTTTGTACACAAACTACTTTCCCTGAAGTAAGTCGGCACAATCTTTTTCTCCGCTTCTTTTAGAGTTCTTTCAATCATTCCTTTCATGAACTCGCCTTCAGGGTCTATAGTCATGTTATAGCCCCCACACACATCTGTAGATGTTTTAAGTCTTGTTTAGGGGATTTCTCTAACCCTGCCAATCTACTATACTCTGTATCTAAAAGTTTAGCAATATCCAATATAATTTCTGCTTTAGTCATTGGAATTTCGCCTGTTTTAGTTCTGTAGATAGCTTTTTGATACACACCTTCTCTCGAAAGTTTGCCAATTATAGATTTTATACTCTTATTTAATGTTTGAGCAAGTTCATCTACTGTATCTCTATTTGGCTGTGCAGTATATTTATTAACCATATACTCAACTTGCTCGTCTGTATAGTTTGCTGCCACTATAATACTCCTATCATTATAATAATAAAGATCGCCGCTAATACTAGCATTAGTCGCGGGTCATTATCATACATTTACTTATAATATAGGTTTAATCCCAAAAAGGCTTCTCTATCGCCACTTATTTCATTACCTATATTTATTTTAGCGTTACCACTTGAGCTAGCAATTAGGGTAGTTTTACCACTAGCGCTAGGCCCAATATCCTTGCTGGTATCTATCTTAATTGTTAGCATACCTGCATCATCAACGAAATATTCTAGGCTTTCGTTTTTACCTATTTTTTCAAATTCTTCCACTAATCTTCTCCTTTATCGTCTGGGTTAAAATCTAAATCAAAATCGAAGTCGAAATCAAAGTCAGACTCAAAATCTGGCTCAAAATCTACAACTTCCTCCTTCTCTGGTTCTACTAGCTTCCACAGAGCCGCTAGTTCTTTTACTAATTTTCCGTATTCATCTAAATTTTTAGCTAGAGTTACATTTAAAAGGTCTATGTCCGATTTAATATAATCATTCTCGATTTCTACTTCTCTTAACCTAGCTTGCTTCATTTCAATACGCTGTTCTACATTTGGAGATTTTGGAAATTTTACTACATTATTTGCCATGATATTCCTCCACAGGCAGACTCCATTCAATATACATAGGCCCTAGCTCTAAATCTTGTTTTCTAGCTATACCTGCCATCACTTCAAATGCTCTCTCCTCAAATTCTTCTTTAGACGCTGCGTTTAGTATAATTTCTTTACTTAGTGAGAAATCAGCTACTGCTTCTCCAACCCACTTTCGTTTTCCTACTGTTAGCCCGTCTACTAATGTTTCACCTGTCTTTTGGCTAATTTCTATTCTTTCTCTTGCCACTACCATAACCTCCATTTTTTCTTTTCTGATGTTTTTTCGAGAACAGCTATTTCTTCTTGTAGGTTAGCTACTTCTTTCTGTTTCTTACTTATAGCTATTTCGTATTTTTTAGACTCATGCACTTGTTCCCACCATTTTCGCACTAAAATCCATGCGTCTTCTGGCTCCAGAGGTTCATAGCCCTTTGTTATATACTCTAGCAAATCTTGAACTTTTAACTCGCCGTTTACTACTTCAAAACTTAAACCGAAATCATCAAAGCCGCAATCTAGTAGAGTTTCTCTTTCTAAAATCTCACAAACATCAGCTGGAATAGTTAATGTTTGTTCTGTATATTCTACTGCCACTACTTTACTCCTTTTAAGATTACTAAAATTACTATGCCAAATATTGCACTAACAATCGATGTTGCTAGTATAGCTGGTAATATAATTATTTCCATATTAGTTTTACTCCTCTCTTTGCGAGTTCTTTTAATGCTTTAGCCCTCATTTTAGGCTTAGCATTATGTTTGTTTAAATAAGCTATTAGTTCCTCTTTTGAAACCATAGCCATCGTTCTAAATTTTTCATAAGTTTTAGCTGACTGACCCCATCTGCCTGATTCAACTACTTTATGTCTTTTTTCCCACATTTCTGCCATGTGCTTTTCTCCAATGTCTGTCTTGCAACTCACTTTCGAGCGCAAATATTAATAATTTAGCAAATGCTTCATCATTTGCCACCTGTGATATGAGCTTTTTAAAATACTCTGTATCTTCTGCTGAGTTCTTTAGTTTTACTACTAAATCCCTTAAGCTTATGTTTTCTTCCCAATCCATCTATTTTCCTTATACTATAATAGCATACTATAACAATAATCATGTATAATAGCTCATTAAATAATTTTTTTACTTCGTTTTTATACTTAGTTTTACTACTTGCTTTCATTCGTATCCTTCTTCGCTTGTAGTTTATCTACTAAGTCTATTTCGAAATAGCTTGTTGTTTCGCTTTGCCTTGCGTTAAAGTGTATTGGCCTTCCGTCTTCCCATGTGCCATTTAAAATATCGCTAACATGCGGGTCATAATACGCAAGAACAGGCTCGGGTTTTTCCTCCGCCTGTTCTCCTTTTCTTGCCCTGTGAAACCAAGTCATTCTTCTTCGCCATTGTCGCATTCGGTTATTCCCTCTCCTTCTTGCCAACTATGTTCTCCTTACGCCAGGAGCATAAACATACTCCTCTTTTTTGTCTAATGCAGCGTCAATTACTTCCTTGCTATCGATTACTACTGCGTTTGTTCCGTCCCAAAAGCCTATGTCTTTTCTTCTTTTGATTTCTTTTCTGGCAGCTTTTCCCCAACTATCTTGCCTATCTGAAAGCACAGCTAATTGTTTGTCTGTTGTGCCAATTAATAATAATTTTGTCATTCCGCTACTCCTGTTCGTCTGTTCTGTTAATAAATTTTCTTTTGCGATAATACTTTTTCCTGTCGCGAAATCTTCTTCCACGCTGGAACCTTGAAGCAAATTTTGCTACTATGTTCCGATTTTTTCTCTTCGCATTTTTTGTTGATTTTTTCATTGTTTATATTATATCACGCCATAACAAAATTGTCAAGAAGTATTTTATGCAAGGCATAAAAAAACCCTGCCGCTGGGCAGGGTTTGAAAAATAACTTCTAAGCTGTTTGCCTTTTTCTAGAGTAATGAGCCGTAGGAGCCCGTTTATAGCGATGTCCTT